TAAACTGCCTGCCCATGTAGAAAACGGATCTTTGGCCTCACCGATTGCTAAAAGATCGGCAGCAATCTTGGCATTTTTTGCCTGGATCTCCTCTAACTTCTTAGCTAGTGCCTCAGCCTTATCTGCGTTGCCTTCTTCAATAGCCTGCATAAGTAGTAAGCGCGTCTTTTCTTCTTCGCTTATCTTGCCCTTTAGCGCAGCGGCTATCTGGATCTTTTGTAGTTCAAATACAGCAGCGGCTTTATCAAGTTTAGCTTTGTTAGCAGCTGCTTGTTTGTCGGCTTTGATTTTATTAGCTGCAGCTTTCTTATCGGCTGCAAGTTTAGCGGCGGCAGCTTTAGCGGCGGCTCTTGCAGCAAGTAGATCACTATCTACGCCTGATCCGCCTGTAAAGAATCTACGCGCCGATGGTCTTTTAACTAATTTAGAGGCTGTGCCTTCTGTGATATTGCCAGTTACAAAGGCACTTACAAAGTCGGCTAAGTTGTATTCGCTAACATCTTTAAGCAAATCGCTAACAGCTGTAGCAAACTTGTTCACGTTAGCAGTAGCAGCATCTATATCGCCATTACCCGCCATGTCTGCAAATAGATCTACTAAGCCTTCTCCTATAACTTCTTTAGCGTTAGCGGATGCAACAGCCAATTTATCAATAGATCCGGCAAAAGTTTCAATATAGGCTTTACCAGCACCTTGGCTTTGTTTGATAAGAATTGCTTGAATCTCAGCAAAATCTTTAGTTGCTAGTTCTGCATCAGTTAAACCTGTGTTTAATTGCTTTAAGCCTTTGTAGTTTCCAACGTAAGCGCGAGATAAAGTGTTAATGACCGCTGAGAATTCCAAGCCATTAGACCGGGCTAGATCAACGGCTAAAGCCATTAACTCCTGCGTCTTAGTAGTTGATAAAGTTATTTTTGATAATTTTGAATAGGCTGGTCTTAGTTCATCATCTAATATGCCTGTCTGCTGTTCTAACTTGCCTATAAAGTTTTCAGCATTTACCGATTGGTAAGCCAAGCCTAAGTTTTTAAGGTTTTGCCGTAATACTGTTATGGCTGCATCATCCTCGGCAAAAGCTTTTACAGATGCTTTAGAGAAATTGACTACGGCTCTAGTGCTAAAAGCTAAACCAAAAGCACCAGCTAGTTTTTTAACATTACTAGTTAATTTTTTTGTGGCACTATCTGCTTGATCAAAAGCTTTTTTGCCTTTATATTCAACGGCTAAATCTACTCTTATTGATGGATCAACGGCCATTAGTTATTCCCCACAGCCAACTTAAATTTATCACGAGATGATTCAACAGCTTTAATAACAGCTGCATTTGTCTTGCCGTTATCCTCTGACCATGCGCGAAAGATTGCGCGGCCAGCCATTTTGCCTTTGCCAACTAAAGTAGATGGTAAACGTGGGCTAAAGTTTCCGCCAGGATTCTTACGCCCTGCAGTTTCATATATTGCGCCAGACCTAGATGCATTTTGAATACGGGCTAAAGATACAAAACCCGATCGATTAGGCTTGCTAGGCGTTGTTCTGTAACTTACGCCTTTTTTAGCAGCTCGACCATCCCAATACCATCTAGCATCAACGGATGCTTTACCCCAGCCTGATAGCGGTGCATCAGATGGAATAAAGCCACGAGCCTTAGCCGTAATAGGTTTAAGCAAGTTAGCCATTTCTTTCTGCGTTTCTTTAGCTAGATCTGGCGTAAATTTTCTAAGGGCTTTGCGAAGTTCAATGCCGCCTTTTACCGCTACTGGCATCTCGCATCTCCTTATTCCGGTCTTTCATCGCCTGTAATAAAGTCTTAAACATCCTGCTATCTAGTGCTAGTAAATCGTTAGGCGCGATACCCGTTTCCAGACTGATCCGTGCGATCAAGTAAGTAAACGAGTCACGCCCTATAGTTCCGGGTCATCATCCAGAACCTCAACCTTTTTAAGTGTTGCTAAGAACGATGCGCCGAACATTGGCACGGTTTCGCCGCCAGCTCTTAAACACTCCCACGCTAACCAATAAACATCCGACTGCTTCTCGTCATCTCTAAAGGCTTTGTGAAAACCTTTTTTAGCATATAACTCAAACGCGTATTCGATCGATGGTGTTATCTGGTGTTCAGATAATGAACCATCAGCCTTTGTGATCTTTAACTTAGCCATCTGTTAGCCCCTATTCTGTTTATCAGGAAGTTGTAATTACGATAGGTGAATTACAAGTAAATGTAATTGATTGTGTAGCGATGTCTGCGACAGCGCCGTTAATGTCGGTAGTGTTGTTGACCAAAATCGTAGTGCTGTATAAAGGATTATCAACACCTACTGCCGCGCTAGTTTGCTTTAGTGTTAGCGGTACTGTTGTACCCCATGCAGCGCGTAGCGTTGCGTTTACGTTTGCAGCAGCCGTGTCGCTTAGGAAATCCAAAGTGATAGTGCTCGCTTCCAAACCCTTAACAAACTTATGAGCTGTATCGCCCATCGCAGTAACTTCTAATTCGTCAAAAACTCTATTAATTGTGGCTGCCGTTACATGGTCAGTCAGTACGACTGAGTTCAATGTAACTACAACGGTATTGCTTAGGTAGACACTCATGGATTATTCCTCTGTTTTCTCGGTTGCAGGTGCTTTGGTTTTTGTTTCTTTTACTGGTGCTTCTGTGATCTGCCCGATCTTAATTAAGAAGGCAATATCCTCATCTGTGTATGACATGGTTTAACTCCAGCTCGTTAGTATGGATATATTAAATTCGGCGGTTAATAAATCGCCGCTATCAGCATTTAATACGCCAGGCGCGCTAACGCTAGTTATATTAAATACGAGATTAGATGCAGCTAGTTTTGTATAGGCTGCAACAATAAAATCCTCAATGCCCTGCAGGTTGCCCTGGTTATCAAACATCGGCACAGTTAGCAGAATCTTAAAATTAGCCATAGGCGAAATAGTTATGTAGCTGTTATTGCTAGGCGTTAGGTATGGATCGGCTGGGATCACTACGCAGCTGTTAGCCAAGATGGTTGCAGGTGGGTATGCGAATACCGACCAGACTCCGTTATTGGTTAAAGCCGTTGCGATGGTGCTACGCAGCGTGGTAATTGCAGCGGTAGGCATTTACCCCACCATGCTATTCGGACTGGCGTACGGGGCTAAGAGGCCTCTGATTTTGCCTATCATGCTGTTACCCATGCGGTAAGGGCTAGGGCTAAAGCCATCGAGTCCTACGCCGCCTGTCTGAGATACCTGGCGCGCTTGCCATATATCTACGGCCAAGATCATCGCAGCTTGTCTAACGCTTGCTGTATTAACGTAGGTAGCAGTCTTTGTATCTGCACCTACAGCTGCGCCAGATGGCACTACGCGCCTAAAGTTTTCATCGGCTGCAACCTTGGCGTATTGGATAAAACTATAGCCGCGTGGTTGCTGGTAATAATTAAGCTGCATATTAAATGCTGGCAATAAATTTGTAGTGCCTGTGCTAAAAGGTAGCGTGGCAGTAATTGTGTAAGTGCCGTTAAATGTCGAGCCAGCCCCGGATATGGTCACGCTTTCGCCTGTAGTAAATAGTCCGGGGTTGGCCAACATTACTGTGGCAACGTTGCTAACCAATGCAGTCCCCACGACTGGCGCAGAATCAAACCAAAGGAAACTGTTGATTTGATCCTGTGCGGCTTGGCAGCACTCCTCGACAGTGCTATCTGAGTAAAGAGTACCGATACCTAAATTGGAACGTAGCTCGGCTACTGTCACATAACTAGCTGGCATCGGTACTCCTTACTTAGTAGGGGTCGATGGGCGAAAGGGCTAATCGCCCACCGACTATTAGGGTTATTTCTTAGGTGAAGTTGTAGCGGATAATTCCCTTTGGCATCTTGGCAATTGTTGCCATGTAGCCATAGATCGCTACCTGTACCTGTAGGTTGCTTACAACGTTTACAGACATATATGCCTGTGGTGATTGGTAAACAGTAAATGCTTCTGGCGCAAGGATAATCGCTGAATCATCTACTGTTGTTGTAGCTGTGAAATTCTTATCAACATATAGATCAAGACCTAGTACGTTGCCGCGAATTGAACCAGGTTGAGTTAAGCCGCCTGCGTTCATTGGCTGCGATGCTGAGTAAATTGGGCGGCCAGTTGTATCTGATGCACCCATTAGTAGCTGCCATTGAGATCCATTGGCGATGTAGTTCTGTGCGTAGTAACCAGTTGCCTCATAAACAAGGCGAGCAGCTTCTGATGCGTAACCGATGATGCCTGCTGATGTAGCAGCTTGTGCAGTAGTTGCAACAGTACCTGCAGTAATCAACGCAGCATTAACTGTTGTGTCAAGTGTCTTTAGGTAAGCGTTCTGTAGTTGCTGTGTTAGTTCTGCATAGAAATTAGGATCTGAACGTTCTAGCAGTTCGATGCTGATCGTGTTCATACCTGAATACTTATTGACTGTACCTGATAGGTATTCTGTAACCATACCTGTGTTTTGTACTGCGCCTGCTTCTGCCTCGACTGTTACAACAGG